ATTCAGTCCACTATAAGGATATTGAGATGTTTCAAACTCATCATCTTTAATAAAGATGTCCCAAGTATCAGCACCATGGATAATTCCATCAGGTCTATAAATAGAAGCATCATAAACAGCACTAATTAATTCTTTGCCTCGACCTTCTTGCACCATTTCATTTGCATCTTTGCCACTCAGGCTAGCTATCTTTGCTTTACCTGGTGTAATAATACTTGCTACTTCTTGTGCAGCTTTACGACCAGGTTCATCATTATCAAAACAAATAATAACTTCTTCAAACTTTTCGACCCATTCAATATTATTTAAGACATGCTTCTTTGCTGATTGTACTCCCATAGGAATACTAACTGCTGCATATTTATTACTAAATACATATTGAGAAATAGTAAGAGCATCTATCTCACCTTCAGTGATAACTAAACGTCTATCTCCATCTCTAAATACTTGTTGACCAAATAATAAAATATCTTTGCTTTCACCTATCCACTTAAATTCTTTATTAGGTGTTCTCAGTTTTTGTGCAACTAACTCTTTGTTTTTATTATAGTAGTTAGCTATCTGATATTTTTGATTGCATTGATAATTATATTTTCTGCAAGTCTCGCTTGATATTTTTCTTTTTAATAAATCCTGAAACTCACCATCTTGAAAATTATTACTTTTAATTTTAATGACAGTAGCTTGGCCTTCATTCTTTTCATAATATTTACAATCAGAGCCAAAGCAGTAAGCAGAGCCATCTTCGTATCGTGCTAAATTATTTTTACTACCACATTGCGGACAAGGTTCATGATGTTTGAAAGGACTACTCATCTGTAGACTTGCTGTCATCTATTTCCTTTTCTTGATATGGGAGTCCGTTATTACGCAACCAATTCTGCACATTAAATGAAGGACAAAATTTATTAGAGATTTCGTTATGACCGATAACTTTAGCTAGTGGGTATTCACCCATCATATCTTGCACAAGGGTATATAAAGCTACCCATTGCTCATCTGTAAAATTATCTTCAGGTGCATTGATGTCATCTTCTTTGACACCCCCAACCATACAAATACCTACAGAGCACCAGTTATATTTACGTGCATGAGCACCAGGTTCACTAAGCATACGGCCATCTTCAATGGTTCCGTCTCGTTTAATAACATAGTGATATCCGATACGCAGAAAGCCTCGCTCTCTGTGCCATCTATCTATCTCTTTTGCATCAGTATCCATTGACGGTCTTGTTGCAGCACAATGTATAATTATGTAATCAGTTTGTTTTCTTGGCATTTTCTTTTAACCATTCCTTTGGAATTTTTCCTTTAGCCCACTTAAAACCAAATCGTTCGCACCAATCGGCATAAGTAGTTTTTGATTTTTTACCTATTTTTGTTTTAGGGTTGCTGAAGACAAAACGAATATCGTATTTGTCTCCATGCTGATTTCTAATAATTTTATGTTTCTTTCTATCAGAAGTAACAAATTGACCTTTCGTCTCGATAATAATTCCATTATCTAAAACGAAGTCAGGAGTGTAGGTAGACTGCTCAGCAGGTCTTTGGTATGAGATTTTTAATTCCTCATACTCATAGCCTACACCCTCATCATCTAATTGAGTTGCAACTTGTACTTCTAAGCCTGAACGAAACTTAGTATAAGTTTGCACTTTCTGTCTCTCCCTCTTCTTCAAGTGTGTAATTGGTTTCACTCTTTTCAGTTGTAGAGACATGACCTTCTTCTTCTGTAAATCCATAAGTGTCAGATGAGTTACCACCTTTAACTAAATCTATTATTTGAACTGCTTTTAGTCGTAGTGATATACCAGTGCCAATAGCAGCAACGCTGTAAAGACTTGGAGTAAAACTTATCTTCGCTACAGTTCCGCCCCAGATAACACCTTCAGGTTCAAAAGGTGTTCCTTTGCTATCAAAGATAACTGGCTTTTGTTCCCAGGTAGTACCATCATTGCGTATACCTTTGGCTTTACATTTCAGAGTTATTTCTAGTGTGCCTTCATCTTCATTTATTTTAAATGGTAATGGAGAGCGTTTTGTTTTCTTATCTAATTGATGTGCATACTCATCTACTAGTTCTTCTAATTTTCTAGTAAAGTTTTTTGCTTCTTCATTATAGGGAGTCTTTAAGACTGTTCTGTATACACCGTCTTTGTCAAACTTAGTGTCTGGCTTAGTTAGATGGGGATATACAAGTTCACCTTTGGGTGTCACGATTATTTGATTTTTCATGTCGTTCCTTTCGACCTTAGGAGGTCTGTGTTTATTTCAATAGGTGTCGGTAATAATCGCCCTAGGGTTATAGACAAAGAGAGTTTTGGTATATATAAACGTAAATGGTGCTTAGTAGTGTTTGCACCTTTCATGGGCAGATACCCCCGTGGTACCTGCCCTAATACTTTCCTTTATGCGAAGAAGTATTTGCTCTTTAGTATTTCGTTAATCTGTAATTTTCCAAACTCAGGGATGGGTTTGACTTTCTTCTTATTCTTTTCAGATAGAAGCTGACAAATATCGTCCCTAAATTTTTCTAACCAGTTTTCTTCAAAGATTTCTACAAAGACTTCACGAAGTGATATTGATAGGTCCTCAACATTTGTAGCGTGAGTACCATAGCTATCATGTATCATACAAAAATCTTTGATACCTTTGCTGTAACATTTATTAACAGTGAGCATCATAGAAGCAGAGTCCATACTATGAATATAGTTAGGTGCTACACCGGTAGCTTGTCTTCTACGATTTAACACATGAGTTTCTTCTGCAAAACTTAGCTTGGTAATTTTACCACCTATGTTTGTCTCCACTCTTGTATTTTTTGGTTTCTGATATTTTTGCTGTACTTCAAAACCTATGGGTGTTCTCCACACAACAGGGATATTTTCTGAAGCTGCAAGCCTAGACATGTGTTGTAACCAATCCATAGCTTCTCTTGCTTTAATGACAGTTGTATTAATTTGTTCCCAAATTATTTTTGCAAGATACTGACTAGGATGAAACTTATCAGAGCCAAAGGGTTGATGTTTATTATCATCCTCTAACTCAGTTAAGTAATCCTCAACATACTGTCTACAAGCATACAAAGTACCAGAGTAAGGTACGACCATAACAGGTCGCTTTGTTATCTTTCTGTTAATACCAATCTCCAACCATTTCTTTGCCACATCTTTTAATGGCATTGGAAATTTCTTTTTATGTAAGGGTTCGTTGCTTGTTTCTTTTTCTAAAACTTCTTTTGTTTTCTCAGCAACAATATTGTAGATATCCTGTGGTTCATCTGACGGTATTAAGTTAGTAGCATAACCACCTACTTCATCTCTTAGTAATAATGAGAATATTTGTAGGCCGTTACATGTACCGTCAACAGATACAGGTAAGTGAGTGATGTGATTGTCACCTTTTTCCATATAACTAGCCCATTCAAAAGCTGCAGCCATAAACAACATAGGTTTATCAGCGGCCTCCCAAAAGCTAACACTGCTCCAAGGGTCCTTTGATACCTCACAAATTATATCGGAGTTATCTTTGGTCCACTGTTCTCTTTCAGTAATAGATAGTTTATCCATTCCGTAGACATTGGCCGTATGAATAGCAAGCCACTTACCACTATTCGGTGAGTCACCCATTCTTTTACCATCACTAAATTCTAGTAATGCTCTAGCATACTCAACTCCCTGAGGATTAAGAAACATGCTAATAGGATATGCTCTACCTCTAAAGTCTAATTGATGTGGAAAGTATATATCTGGTTCTTCTAGAAACTTACTTGCTAGATATAAAACCTTAGATACAGCTATACGCTTTGATTGGGTCCTGACGTTATAAGTTTTTATTCTTTCTTTTTCTCTTTTAAAATAAATAAACCTTTCTTTGTTTACAGGATTAGCTAACCATTCAGTAGCGTCTTTATCTGGAACAGGTGATATAGGTTCCTCTAATGGCTCCATAGGTGGTAATTTACCTATAGAAAGACCCTTCTCTTTTATCTCTTTTAATAAGTTGTAAAGGTTCTTATTTATTCTCCATGGAGTATCTTGAATATGATTGACTGCTTGATACATAGAAGCCATCTCATCAGTTCTGTTATTGTACTCTTCTAACAAGTTTGTATTTCTTGTTTTAATTAAAGGTAATTGTTTGATAACTGTGTTCCAGTAACCACCATTGTACACACCCTTCCATTTTCTCGGTTGGATTATCGTAGGCCAATACAAAGGAGATAATATCTCTTCTTTTGAATTAACCTTTTCTATCCAATCTAGAGTAGCTTTTGTAGCCTCTACGTATTTAGGGGTTTGGTTTTTACCTAGTTTTCTATTGACGGTATTAATGAGACCCGTACAGGTTTCACAACATATCAATAGCCATACACCTAATTTAGCCTTTTTAGATGTATTCCAAGGGGTCCACTGAATATCAAATTTACTCATACAATGAACTAGAACTCTT